CCGAACGGCTCCCAATCGACTTGACGCAGGACGTCGAGATAACCCCCAGGTTCTTCCCTCATATCCTTCAGCAGCTCCGTCGATGACCATTTCTGAGAGGACGTGAACACCAGCTCCCCGCCGCAAGCCGTCACGGCGAAACTCTCCAGCGCCAACGCTTCATCGTCCTGAGCTTCGGCATAATCGATGCCTTTCACGTAGAAGGCAGGCTTCACATGCTCGATCATCATCACCGCGTCGGCGCTATCGTTGATCTTCACTTCATCGACGCAGGAGAGAGCTGTAAGAGCTTCGGCCCGCTCGGTTTCCGTAAAGCGGGGGCGGCCGGGGCCTTTGGCCACGAAGCGATCGGATGTGACGGAAACGATAAGTCTGTCACCCAGCTTGCGCGCCTGTGTTAAGTGGCGTATGTGACCAAGATGCAACAGGTCGTAGCATCCATGGCAAAGCACAACGCGGAGATCACTCATCTTCGCGAAATCGCCATTTCAGTGGCCATCGGTGTGATTTTTGGCACCATTGTCGTGGCCACAGCAGTCATAACGATGGGCAGTTGCCCGGATCATTTGCCGATTCACTTAGGAAAATCCGTAAAACTTGCGGGATGTTAGGGGGAGAAAATGCATTATATCATTGTTGGTTTTGAACTTTTCGTCGGCGCAGTCTTGGCCTATTTCGTATTCGTTTTTGTTGTTGCTATTGCCGCGAATGTCTTCTGTTGGCTCCAAGAAAATCGTGAAACTGCATTTCGCGTACTTATATTTGGCGCAGTTGTCGCCGTTCTCATCTTCGGAATACTGATAGGTCATCCACGGTCGATGACGTTCTGATCAAGTTTTCACCAAAGCCAGGAAGCTGACGATCGTCGGCGGCATGTTCTGGCTGCTGCCGCTTCCCGTCGTTGTAACCGAAATATTCGCATTTCCAGCCGCCGTCGTTCCCGAAAACGTCGGCGTCGTAAACGCTGACGAGCCGCCGCCGCCAAAATGGCCCGGCTGTAGCGTTTCGTTCGTCGCATAGCCCGTCGGATTGACCGTGAATCCATGAGTATGGCCGGAGTCGGACGCGCTATGGCCGTGCAACGGCATGCGCTCATCCCCGCCGGCCGCTCCCATCGTCGAGCCATTGATGCCGCTGACTGATGTGACACGGTTTGCGAATGATCCCGGCCCGTTCGTATCGACCGCGATCCGCATCCTCGCACGCTCGTCCGGCACCCCGAACGTGGTGACTCCATTGCCGCCGAAGGTCGATCCGAGCGAAGCGGCCAGCGCAGGGAACAGCGAGGCCGAATAGGTCGATCCATCCTTCACGAGCGCATAGGGCATCGTGCACACCGTCATCCAGGGCGGCCGGCTGGTCACGCCATGAAGGTCGATGGCCTGCCCCGGAAACTCGGGATTTTCAAAGTCGACATTCGTTCCATCGAACGCGATGCGCGTCTTCCGTCCCGGAGGCACGCCGATCTGCGTGCCTGTGCCCGCGGCGGGCGCAATGATCAGCGGGAACGTCGTGCCCAGGCATTGATTGTCGATCAGGTAGGAGCCCGGCGACGAGAACTGATAGGTCGCGGTCCCCGATGGCGAGCCCGTAAAGCGCACCATGAAGTTCTGCTGTTGCGCCGGCCCCGCGCCGGGCGTGATCGTGCCCGTTCCCGTAGTCAGCAAAACAGTCGTTGCCGCAGATACTGATATTGTCGTGAAGCCGCCCAACATACCGTCGATAGCGACGAAGTTCGGATTCATCGCCGCGGTGCCCCATGACCCCACCAAATCTCCGGTGAGGGGCACAATAAGCGCCTTGTTAACTGTTGTCGGTTCAACCATTGACTTATCCGTAGCTGCTATTATGACTGCATCGCCCGGCGACAAGCGGGCTTAGAGCGCGGCACCTTTCACGAGCTTCCTCGCGTTCCGGTGCTGCAGAAATGTGGCCCATGAACCGCGTTCCATGGCTTTGTCGGCCGGATACGCGAGGGAGACTTCATGACCGAAGATCAGATCAAGACCGAGATGCGCCTTTTCGCACTCGAGTCGATCGTTTGCCAACGGTTCGCGACGCATTATCTGCAAATGCCGCGCGAGATTTTCGATGCAATACAAAAGCAGGCAATTGAAGGGGCGCAGCGGCAGACTTTCCCCGAGTTCGACCCTGCATTTTCCGATCTTTTATCGGCCGAATTTCAGGCGTCGCTTGAGCGACTCTACGGCATGATTCGTCGAAACCTGGAAATTGTCCGAACATCCCGTTAGCGATAGCATCAATCAACACGGCGAGTTCCGTCATTCGAAGCCCTCAAGCAAAGGATAGGGCTGCTCAAAGAACAGCATCTCTATTCCACCTTTTTCCGTCCACCGCTGCGCCCCCGATATGCGCCACAAATCGCCTTCAGGCTCCCCGTAGAATTCCCATTCATCAGCAGGAATGCCGTTCAGGTAGAGCGTGTCTCCGACTTGGGACCATTGATTATCCACTCCTCAAATCCTCGGCGTCCCTGCCATCGATGGCCCTTTGTCGGACCATCCCTCGGTCGAAAACTTCTTACGCATCTCTTCCGTGTTGGCCGATTTCAAAAGCTCCTGGAGATGGCCTTCCCAAGTCACCCCAGCCTTCGGATCGTCCACCGCCGCGCCGAAGTTCTTCATGTATCCCGCGGCAAACACCATCGAGGCCGCCACGAGAAGATCGGGGAAGTAGACCGACAGTAGCGTGGTCGTATTGCTCGATGAAAGCGCCTGCGGCCTGATCGTCCCCACCACTTCCACCTGATAGGCCTGATCAGGCCATGGCCCGACAATGATCAGATCCTGATTCACCATCGCAAAATACTGCGGCACGCTCGATCCAGTCACCGAAGGCCACATCGCATTGAGCATTTCGTCCGAGGCCGGCACGAGTTGATTGCGCGCTCCGCTCTCTGGATCGCTCTGTCCTGCCGGCGTAATGACATTGACCTCGTCGGTGACGATGAAAGTTCCGAGCGTCGACGGCAGATTGAAGTTGCGAACGCCGGCCGTCATTGCGGCGGAGGAATCCCGCACGCTGGTATTGAGAAGATCAAGCGAGCGGTAGAGCCTCTGCTCCGCGTCATCGATCATGTTGGGCAACATCGTCTGAAAGCCGGCGTCCGATGAAGGAACCGGCATCAGGTTGGCGATGGAGGAGACGTAGGTGGAGTACGTGAGAGACATCTAAGCCGACGCCGTGAAGGTGGCCCATGTCGTTGTGCCGCCTGTGTTGATATAGAGCCGAGAGGTCGCAGTAACGGCGCCCCCGTTCAGATAGAGCGCGCCGATGCTGGCCGTGAACGTCGGCGCCCCAGTACCCAAGTAGATACCGAGCGCTGCCGCTGACGATATCCTGATCCCGACCGTCGAGGCCCCCGCCGCCGGCAAGGCCGTTGTCGGCAGGAAGAACGGCTGGCCCTGAATGCCTCCCGCGCCCGTCGTCGCGACGTTCACCGCACTATAATTCGCCCCCGGCAATACGCCCGTCACAGCCGCGGCAGAGCCGAGATTGAGCGCTCCGAAACCGACACTCGTTCCCGCATCATTGATCCGCAGAACCTGTGCCGCCGTTCCGCTTATGACCGTAAAATTCGTCGCCCCGCTTGAATTGACCGCAAGCACAGAAAGGGCGGCGGCCGTCATCAGTTGGGTGGTGCCGATGGCGGCTGTTGCGATCTGCGCTCCACCGATTGAAGCCGTCAGAATGCTAGTGCCGGGAAGGAAGCCCTGGACACCTCCGGCCCCCGTTGCCGCCAGATTCACCGCACTGTAATTCGCTCCCGGTAGCACGCCGGTCACAGCCGCCGCGGAGCCCAGATTCACCGCCCCGAAGGCAAGTGCCGTACCTGCATCATTGATACGCAGGACTTGCGCCGCAATACCCACGACAGGCAGCGGCTTGGCCACGGCCGTTCCCGCGACGCCAAGAACCGAAAGGCCCGAGCCTGCCGCCAGCGACAGCGCAACCGTCGTAGAGCCCGCAGCAGATAGCCCACTCGATGCCGTCACCAGCGACGATATCGTCACCCACGAGGCAGCAAAGCCCGTCCCAAGGCTTTGCAACACTTGGCCCGTTCCACCGCTGGCAGGCAGGCCGCCGAGAGCACCTATCGCCTGGCTCAGCGAGAGCGAGACCGAATTCGCGACGCCTCCCGTTGTCTGCACGGCTTCGATCAGTTCGGCGCCCGTAATCGTGGTCCCGGCAGGCAGGCCCAGAATGGTGACGACGGCAGGAACTTGAGTCATGACGGAGTAGCACTCGCAAAGTCACCCGAGATGATGCGCATGGAGAACAGGACACCTATCGGAATGGTAATCCGGATCGAGCCGTTCAGCGTGTAGCGGGTCGAGACTGGAACCTCGTCCATGCCATAAGGCTCTACTCTTGCGTTGAGAAGCGGAGGCGGATCAGGCGGGATGAAGATGGTGCCGAGCTGGCGTTGGGGCAGATCCTCACAATATTCACACACTAGAATTCTGGTATTCATCAATGATATGCCGCGCCATTCAGCTTGAAACCGCAACTTATATAAGTTGGCGATGAATCCACAACGAGAACATGTTGCCCATCCTCTTGGCGAGGTTGCATCGGTTTCAGCTAATCTCGGATGTGGCCTCATTTTATCCTCGCAAATTCGCCAAATACTTCTTCGGCCGCCTTGGCATATGCCGCACTTGCTTCTTGCGCCGTATCAAAAAGTCCTAAATGACAAAACTTATTATCTTTGAATATCCTTGCTTGATATTTTCCACAGACATGAAGTCCGACACCTTTTATATTAAGCTTATTGTCCGGCCTGGCACGTGTGTTTGCCCTATTTTTAGAATCATCAGCCTCCCTCAGATTGCTCCATTTGTTATTTTTACGGTCGAGATCGCGATGATCGATTCTCGCTTTCGGCCACCCTCCAGTCATATAAAGCCACGCCAGACGATGGGCTTGGTATCGCCGACCTCGGACTGTGATCCGAATGTATTTCGTATTTTCTATCGAACCAGCTTCACTTCCAAGAGTGCATTGATTATTGGACACTAACCAAAAGAACTTACCAGTTTCAGGGCAATAGCGCACCAAGGTGCGAAGGATGTCAGTTGTAAGGTCGCTTGTTATGTCAGCGGGTCTCATCGAAAATATCCGCTCAGCTGAGGCGAAAACGTGGTTGGAACGTTCTCCGTATCGGTCGCAGCCGCATAGCCCCACGCTTCGGCGTAATCGGTCTTGCGATCGGCCAACAGAGGCGGCGCATAGACCCGCGCCAATCGAAGAGCCAAGCCCGTCACCAGCACGCCAAGCCAGCGGTACGGCAGATCCGGCGTCTCCCCGCCCGGAATATTCGCATCCTGCATCTGAGATACGGCGTAGTAATTGAAGACATATGGACCGCCGCTATCCGGAACTGGCCACATCGTCACCATGGGATTATTCAATCTGTCGAACCAAAATTGCGTTGGGGTTCCCTGAGTGAACTTGTTCGCAATCGATGCGTAGACCGTGCGCGATACCGGGGTCAGATAGGTGTCGATCTGGCTCGCCGTCGCGTTGTTGATCGAGCGGTACGCATCCAAAATCATGACGACGCGCGACGGGATACTGTAAGTCGCGGTTCCTTGGACGAGAGAAACGGAAAGCGCTTCGACTTTGAATAGGTTCACCTGTCTGTTACTAAGTTCAACAAAAAGGTCATTTATTTCTCTGCGCGCGGTTAACATATGCTCTTGCCGAATCTCAGGTGCTCTTACCCCAGCGCGTTCAAACGCGGCTAAGATAGCTTCCGAATTCAACAAATTCCAGTTATAGGTACCGCTGCTTGTCATTTCAGGTAGTTGAACTCCAAGCCTTTTTTGGACTTAAAACGTCCACGGCAATAATACCCTATCATTGAATTCGTTAGGCCGAATGCTTTAGCCGCTTCAGTTACGCTAACATATTCAACCCCAGTTGTAACACACAACACTCTGCGGCGGCGTGCATCGTTGGCCGTGGCAGCGTTTTTCTGCATTGCGATCAATTGCTTTTGCGTAAGCTTCCGACCAGCTTCCGCACGCCGGAGCGTTGCGAGCCGCTCACGCAAATCCGATGGCATTTGCCCATTAGACCATTGATTCGGCTTGCCCTTCTTTGCTGCCGACATTTTCGCCCGCGCCTCAGAAGAAAATCTCAGCCCTTTGACGCCGCCACCGCCATCCGTCATGTTGTATGCTGGATTTTTTATCCGAATAAACATTCTCTCCCACTCAAGAGCGTCAAAAAAATCGCGGCAAGCGAAAATAATTGACCACTCGAATGCATCCGATCCGTGCTTTCTTATGGCCGAAGAAAAGATACTCTGTCTTCCTTTTTTTGCTCTCGAAATATGAGTGCGCGCCCGCGCTCTCAACGTCTTTTCCGTGGCACCAATATAGCATTTGCCGTTTATTTTATTTCGCGCGACGTAAACTATCGCTGAAGCAACATGAATGAAATCTCGCATTCGGTTTTATATCTGCTTTGTTCTCATTTAACAAGCGCTAAGCCGTCCTCTTCGTTATCGGCGCATCCGTGTAAACGACATCGTAGAAGAACTCGGGCAGATAGGTCGAAACGCCCGGTCCTGAAACCGTGAACACGCCTTGCGGCGCTGGAGGCGGCGGAATCTGCACGATGAATTGCGGGTTCCAACCGAGGTGAGAGTCAAGCTGAGGCGGCGGCGGCGCAAGATGGACGTCGATCGGCTGCCACCATGAGATGCCTGCGATTCCGACCGGAGGCGGAGGCGGCTTTGGCGTGAACGCTGGAAGCCGGTCCTCATACCTGACCGGAATGAAGTGCTCTCCTTCGGCTGGCCGCCACCATGCCATGCCGGCAATGGTCGAAGGTATGGCTGCGGGCGGCTGTGGGCGCCAGGAAACGGCATACTGCTCTTTCGGACTGGGGGGCCGCATTCCTTCTTGGGGAAGGAACCATGCGATTCCCGAAATCGTAACCGCTGCCGCCGGCATCTGTGCGGTCCAGGTGAGGCCGTATTGGTCTTTTGGACCGGGCGGCCGCATGCCCTCCTGCGGCAGAAACCACGCCATGCCTGAAACTGGCGTTGCGGCGGCCGCCGGAGGCACGAAGAACGTCAATGGCTCTTCGGGCCTCAGAACCGGCTTTGGCCTCTCAGCGAACTCGCTCCGCGGCAGCCAGAGCGCTGGAGCCGCGGGCCGGAAGAACGCAGGCTGATCGGGACCGGGATCAGCCCTCTTGATCCGCTCCCCGCCGTCGAGCCGCGGCAGCCAGATTGGAGGCGCCGCCGGCCTGAAAAATGGAACAGCAAGGTCGTTGCGCGGGAGAATGATCGGACGTTCGCCGCCATCTCCTGTCTTCCACCACACGGGGCTTGCCGAGGCTTGCGCCATCGGTAGCGGAACGAACGCTTGGGCCGCATCAGGTACCCGCTGAAGCGCAAGCCGGCGATCGTCATAGGTCCGAGTATACCAGCCGATCGAAGGGGCGGCGGCAGCGGCCGCTCCTTTGAACGACGCAATCATACCGACAGTACCCCTGCCAGTAGGGGGAGCACCACCACCGCTACGCGTCAGCGTGGGGTTGATAGCTGCCGCGGTAGTTTGTGGCGCTAAATACGCCATGATGCTGCCGAATGTCGCGCCAACCACTGTATAGAAATGATCTGAGATAGTCATACTGCTATCTACAGTATCACTAGTATCGGCCGGGTCATCCAATGCCCAGAAAGCTGCTATTAATTGTCCGTCAGTTGTAGGAGTAATAGAACCAGTTTGCGCGGTTGTTAATGATCCATTACCGTTTGTAACTAATGTAGTATGCTGATCCAGCACTGTTCCGATACCAGAGCCGGACCAGACTTGTACTTCGAACGAGGCTGCAAACTGTCCCGTTGTAAATGTACAAGACGCATTAGTGGTAGGATTGTGGACATAGTAGGTTATACCTACCTGACGTCCAGAAACACTATTCGTGTCGATTTGAATATATGTATTGCCTCGGTTATCGGACATTCCGGAGCTGCCTCCGGACGTACCGATAACGATAAGATCAGCACCAGTCGTATTCAGTGTTACCGTGCTGGTGCCAACTCCATGAGCGATAAGCGTCCATGTCATCGCGAGTGCGCATTACTATGACGGATTGGCCGCGTTCCAGCGATCACGGACACCCTGCATCATGGCCTGCCGCGCCGCCGCGGCCATTTCCGCCGTAAAGCCTCGTCCCGGATCAGCAGCAGGCGCGTTCGTCCATCCGATCGCGTTCTTGCAGCTCATACATCCCACCCGGAAATCGTCCTCTGTCCCTGGAATGACCTCGACGAGATGCGTCGCCGGCATCTTCTCTACGTTCTCGGGGACATCAGCCCGCATGTCCTTGTAGTATTCGCCGCGGGTATGTTCGGCTGCGGGTGAGCTGCAAAGGCGGCAGTTGTTGAGGGACATCAGACGTTATCCGCTTCTCGCCACAGCATGACGCGCTGGCGCGCCGCTGCTTCCATGGCTTCGATCTTCCTCATGAACGGCGTGCAGTTGCGGCATTGAGAACGGCCGCAGGTCTGACGGTCGCAACAGGAGCACCAGGGCGACGGGTCTTTCGGCTTGATGAAGACCGTGACATTGCAGTGGGCGCATTGGAACGTGTCGCGCTCGATCGGCCGGCATTCAGGCTGCGTGAGGATGTTGTAGCCGTAGCCCTTGAACATCATTCCTCGACGGAAGCTTGCGTGCCTACTGTGCCGGCGTAATTGGATGATTTCAGCCGGACGCCCCATCCGTTAACCGTCACGGCCGGCGAGATCGGACAGGTCGCCTTATCCCGCCACCACTGTTTGTCAGAAGCGCGCTGATTGATGGATTTGAAGAACACTGAAGAGTTCGCGTTGTAGGTCGGCTCCGCCGTCGCATTGCCTTGATAAGTTCCAAGAGCCGCCGCATCAGGGCCGCCCAAACCGCCGTCGGTCTTGACCGGCGTCAAAGCGCTCATTGTGCCAGCCGTCGTATAGACCGACATGTCGAGATTGATGGCGCAATCGGTAGCATTCGGAACGTCGTTCGCGCCCCATTCCAATTCAGTAACCCAGATGCGTCGCAATGTCGTCGCGCCGGTCGTCGCACCAGCCGTGAGGAACGTCTTGAATGAGGTCGTCAGAACCGACGTAGCGGTCGCCGCGTTCTGATTGTTGATCGTATAGGAGGGCATCAGCCATTCCTCGCCTTGTCGATTGCCGTTTGAAAGTCGGCAAGCTTCTGTTCATACGCCACACACGCCTCGTCAGCCGCGACCCTTGCTGCATTGGCCTCAGTGAGTGCCACCTGATGCGCAGCGAGTACGTCCTGCGCCTGTGATTCTCTGGCCTGGGCAGCCGCAATCGCATCGGCAGCATTCTTCATCGCCGCATCAGCTTCGGTCTTGCTCTTCGAGACGTAAGCATCGGCATCCGACCTCATCTGCAAGGTCGAGGCCGCTATGGAATTGGCATTCGTCTGCGCCTGCGTGACGATGGCATCAGCCTCATTGCTGGCCCGCGCGACGATGCTTGCAGCTGTGTGCCTGGCGTCATCAAGCGCCTTGGTCGCGTCTGCGAGCTTCGTGGAGACCTCGGTTTGCTTGGCTTGTGCGTCAGCAAGGGCGGCCTGCGCCGTCGTGGCGAGCTTCAGCTCTGCCAATGAGGCATCAGCTGCGGCCTTCGCATCGGAGAGCTGCTGCAGGCGCGCCATGAAGTTGCCGCCGCCCTCATAAGCGGCTTGCAAATCGGCGCTGACCGCGGGAGCCGGATTGGTGTCGATTGAGACGCCGCTCATGGGGAGTTCGTCGCCTGGAGAAGGTTCATGACTGTGGCGGCTGTTGCGACCGCATTCGTTATATTGAGGCGGATCGCCGCCACGGGAAACGCATAGTTGCCATTGGCAGGCAGTGTTGCCGACCCGCTATTGAGGCCCGTGTTGGGATACCAAGTAACCCCTGTCGTGCCGTTCCATGTCGGCGACATGACCGTCGAGAAATCGAAGCAATGCTCAACAGCCCATGACGTTACCGCACCTGCCGTCGTGTAAACGCCGATGCCGATGTTGAATGGATTCTGCTTGATATCGGGAATGATCGGCGTCGAAAACGTTGAGCCGATGACTGTGACCGTAACCGGCTGCATGGATCATCCTCCGCACCCAATAGCGCCAGAACCTCCAGATCCAGCTTACGGATTGAGCGTCGCCGCCAGGTCCGTGATCGCCAAAGGGTTTGCCAGCGTGGCGACCACTGTTACCGACGCAACATTCGACGCCGCCGACGAATGGCCCGTAGTATCACGCGTGATGACCGTGAAGTTGTGCACGCCGACAGCGAGGACATCCGTCGTGAACGTGCCGGCGGCACCGGTGACGCTGCCGATCGGCGTGGCAGGCGTGGCCGATGCGGTGTCGAAGATATCGGCACCGGCGATCATGTCCGGCGTCAATGCGGTATTGTCAGTGCGCGTAACCGGAGGCGTCCATGTCAGGGTCGCGGTAGCCATTTCGTCGTCTTCCTTCTGCGAGTAGGTCACGATCAGCAGCATGTGCCTGATGAAGGCTGCCGCCGGAGCCGCATTTGATTTCGGGGGATGCTTCAAACTGAGAAGGATCATCCCTTCCGGCCTGCGTCGTACTGCTTGATGCCCGGGAATTTGCGATGCACCGCAGCTCGGACTTTGGCTTTAAGGTCAGCCGTTCCATGCTGCGAAACGCGAGCCAGGGCATTCCGGGCGTGGCTCGCATCTTCGACCGGATAGCTCCGGTCAGGCCCAGCGAACGACTTCGCCGGCAATGCATTGCGCGTTGAAGCTTTGAGTCTGGCCATCAGCTGGGAGTCCCGCCGTAAGTATCACGCGGCTCGGACGACCCGCCATCGCCACCCTTGGCATGATGAGCCGAAGAAAGCGGAGAACGGTCAGCCCCCACACCGCCGCCGCGCTTGCGTCCTCGCGGCTTGTGGTCCCCCCGGTGATGCGACTTCTCGCCATGCATCTCGACGTGGCCGCCATGCTTGCGCTCTTTGACCTTGCCGCCATGCTTCTTCTGATCGCCCTTGGCGTAAGGCTCTTCGCCCTTGGCCTCTTTGAGCACGTCGGGATTGCCGGCGACCACCATGCCGGTGCGTCCGCCCGATGCCTTATGCTTGCCCTTCATTGGACTTCTCCTGTGCCAAGCTTCTGCACATAAAGCATGGTGACGAATGTCGCCCCCACCGTAGCGGCGGTTCCCGTCTGGGCGACCGCCAGCGCGACCGTCGTCGTGTTGCCTACGTTTGCCATCAGCGTGAGGATCGTGGTCGTAAGCGTCGGATTGATCCGCGACGTCTGGGCTTTCACGTCAAACGTCGTGCCGGTGTAAGCCGTGCCGAGCGAATCTGTCCCGATCGACAAGAGCGCGCTCGTCTGCGTATTCCACGCCGTCAACGCATCGACGTTGAACTGCACGATCTGCGAGTTCGGCGGAACGTAGAAATTCGCCGTCGTCAGCGCCGTTCCCAGCGTCGTACCCTGGGAGAGCACCGCAAAGCCAGTATTCTGGTTGCGGGTGCCATCCGAGTAGAACTGCGGGCCGGAGATCATCGGGCCCGAGAAGCGGGTGATGCTCATGTTCCTGCCCCCATAATTCCTCCAATCATGCGCGGTTCGAAACGCACGATATTGTCCGCGGCTTCATGTCGTTGAAGATAAGCGATGGCTTTACGGAGTACCGTCACATCGTCGTAGGCATAACCGATCGCCATATTGCAGTTGCCGCACAGAAGGCCCCGCACCGCGCCGGTGGTGTGGTTGTGATCGACTGACAACATTCGAATGGCGCCATTCTGGAGCTTCGTTTCGGGCTGCTCACAGATGGCGCAAACACCCTTTTGGATGATCAGCATCCGTTGATAAGTGGCGAAGTCGATTCCGTATTTCTTGCGGAAATCCTTATCACGGGTGCGATCCCGATTCGCCTCGCGATGCACCTTGCGACCTTCCGCCGTTCCCGTAGGAAGATCGCTTTCGGAAAACCACCGATAATTGCCGGGGCCAATCGGCTGTGCCGCATCTATTGTTGACATGGCGTAGCGTCGATCAGGAACATCGGTCACATCAGCAGCAAATGCTTCGAAAGAAGGCCATCCAACCAGGATCCCTTGAGAGATCAAATTCGACCAAGCTGCCCGCTGGCGCTTTTCAAGCAACAGTGTGGCCGTGACCGCGGATATCGAGGTCGCCGCCTTCAACCGCGTCTCAGCGTCCACGTATGCAGCCGCCGCGTCTTCCGCCGTCGCGAAGTTGCCGCCGAGACTGATCTGTTTGTAGTTCCAAGTGATCTTGGACTGGAATTTTCCGAACGGAGCAGGGCTCACACCTTTGAAGCCGGTGGAGTTGTTCGCGACAAGACCGCGCTCGCGGGCACTATCGATGCGAGAAACATCGCGCAGATTGGCGATCGCACAATTATCTGTCACGCCATCCTTAAAAGTGATGTCACCTTTCGGCCATTCCTTGTGGATGTAAAACCACGCAAGGCGGCTGGCCTGAAGTTTCTCGCGCTCAACAGTAATGAACCGATAACCGTTCGTGGCAATCACGCCAGCTCGGTCACCAATTTGAATTCGATTCGACGAGCGAACCTTCCAACAAAAAATCCCTGATGCTGGATCGTAATCCAGCATCTCCAGAAGTCTTTGATGGGTGAGATTGATCACTTTCGCCATTCCCGTTCTCCTGATATGAATTGTACAGTCATTTATACAAAACATCAGGAGTTAGTCAACCAAGATATCGTATCAACGCTACTGTTTAAGATTTATCAATGATTTCATCAGCTTGTAGGAAATTCGCCCCAGCAAGCCCTTGGGTCATTAATACCAAATGAGTAACGTTCATATGCCTTGACAAGGAGATTGTCGGTTATATTATCGACCCAAAGATCAGACTCATATGGTATTCTCATCATATGGATCATCCCGTCGATATTCGTCTTCATAAACCAGGCGAAGTTCGACGTCAGGAAGTCCATCACCAGGAAACCTTCCGGCAGACCGCCTGACAATGTCAGGATGGCGTTGACGTCGTTGTCCGCCGTTCCCGGCCGCAGCTCGGTCTTCGTCAATCGGATCGCGACCTGTTCGAGATTCGGCGGGACGATCAACTGGCGCGCCCGGGACAGGATGCGAAGACCGCGCTCGTTGACGAACAGCGTCCGGACGTTGGACATGTCAGCGAGCAGCGTCGACTCGTTCAGCGACTTCGGAACTGTCGACGTATTCGCCCAAGTGCCGCCGTCATAGGGATGCACCGTCGAGAAGAACGGCTGATTGTCGCCGCCCTGGGCCGAGTTGAAGGTCGTGCCCAAATTGAAGACGTTGGCGCCCTGGATTTCCTTGAACTGCGCGAAGGCTTCCTGCAGTTTCAGGTTCGTCGGGTTGAACTGCGCCTTGTACAGATTGTCGTCGATCATCTTGCGAGTGACGGCGTAGCCAAGCGCCACCTCGATGTGGACGAAGTTCCACGTGAAACGCTCGCCGGCCGCATTGTCGAAGGCCGTAGCGGCGCCTTCGTCTTTCAGCTGCGGCAGCGACAGGAACGCCATCTGCGTGGAGCGTTCCACCGCCATGTTGGACTGGTGTGTCTTGAACACCTTGTCCCACTGGCGAGGGATCATGTCGTAGGAGCCTCTTACATCGAAGAGGCCGGGGAGGAGTTCTGAGCGAACTTGGGCGAGGGAGACGGGCATGTTACGCTACCCCGCTCTGGCCAGACTGAAGCTGCTGGTTATTGAAGGTGACGACGACCCAGTTGAAATTGGTGGTGTTGTCCGATCCGTTGCCGACCGCCCTCGCGGACCACATATCGACAATCGTAAAAGGCAGCGTCGAAGTTGTTGCGATCTGGCTTTGATCGACCGTGAATGTCGAAAAGCCCGCGCCAAAAGTCGTGCCGCCCGCGCCGGTTGACCATGCGATGTTGTTGCCAACCGCGGATGACGGGATGGCCGTCAGCAGCGCTGCCACTCGAAAGATTGCATGCGGCGAGTCGATGATCAGCGCGGTCGCATCGGCCTGCGCAGCCGCGCCAGGAAACCACGGCGAGGATACCGGGGCGCTCTGGCCCTTAGGGATATAGGTGCAACCCTGAAAAATGCCGGCGATGATGGTGGTCACCAGTGCCGTGCCGGTGATGGCCTGAATGTACGGCGTTGCCGCGCTTTTGATGACCGGATCACCGAAGAAGATCGAGGTCGCGTAACTCGATTGGATCATGCGCCGCGTAGGCGCGTAATCAGGTGCAGCACCGCCCAGATAGCCGATGTGCTGAAACCCGAATTGTGCCTGAGTATTCGCCATAGCGAAGGCAAGCTCCGAACGGGGCTCATCAACGCTACGGCCTGCGGCGTTTTATAGCGGGATACCGCCACAGCCTGCGGCGGTTCATGGGTGGCGATGCAACGCGGCAGCCTGCCTGCGGATCACCTTGACTCTACTCCCCACAGCCTGCAGGGAGGCACGTAATGCTATCTGGTTACGCTGATTCTCTTGTTGCCGTCAAGCCTCATCGAAACGCCATCCAGAAAAGCACGAAAGACGCACCGAACAGAACAACCAGGATAGTCGCATCGAGCGAGTCGATCACTCGGCCGCCTGCTGCATTTCGATGACCTGCGGCGCCGGCCGCTGCCACGCAGGCATCTGCGCTTGCTGCGCAGCCATATCCGCCATCATCTGCTTCTCGATATCGTCGAGATAGCGACCGGCATAGTCGTAGGGCCCGACGTGGGAGATGCGATGATTGACGTTAGCCCACACCTGGCCGCCGCATTGGCGCCAGCGGAAGCAGAAGGCGAGGTCTTCCGATATCAAGCCGCGGTCCGGAATGTCGAGCTTCTCGAAAGCCCGAATCAGGCGGTTTGCGCCAGCCTGCTTGATCGTATCGAACGCCGGATGGAAGGCGATCCGCGTGTCCACCAGTTGAGGCATCGCCTGCAACATCGTCGTCACCACGTCGCGCCGGATCAGCAGCACACCGCCGCCGACGCCTTCCACTTCGATGAAACCGCCGCGGCGCTGGGTTATTGGACCGCCCAAGCCCGATCCAACCCAGGTCGTAGGTTCTCTGCGATGGCGATATAGCGTTCCGACGATGGGCTCGCTGAACAGCACCATGTCGAGCACGAGATTGGGATCGAATCCCATGTCGGCGTCGAAGAACAGTAGATAGTCCGAATGCGGGCAGGTGTCGTACCAGATCGTCAGAATCATACTGCGCAATTCGGCGATGTCGGGGAAGGAAATCGAGGAAATCGCAGAGCCGATTCCTTTGCCGATGAGGGTATCGCGCAAAGCATGAGACGTGAGAAAGCTTGTCGCCGAAATCATCTGGCCGAAAGCGGGAATATGGATATAGACGTTATGGCTCATTCGTGATGATCCCGTAGAATTTATCAATTGATGTTTTGGATTGTGCTTTCGCAGCGAGGAGTGTCGCGCCGTAATCTTCCGGCATCCGGAAATCGTGCGGGCATTGAAGATGCCTCACCTTGATATCGCACTCCCACAAATACGACGTGTTCCAATAACGGGCACTGAGGCGAAGGCGCTGCTCGTCCAAGGTTTCATCGGCGAAGGACCGGTATTCGACGATCGGATATTTCGCGATGAATGTCAGCTCGCCGGCATTGTCCCAGACGATCCATCTGTGATGGTTGTAGCCTCTGTAGATAGGCGAATTTCCATCGACGCCCCGGGCGAGTTCACAGACCGGGGAAGGGGTTTCGATGTAGCCGGCGGCGCCGCGGAGATGCATTTCCTTAATCAGATGGAAGGGATTTGCCATGTCTTCGAGGACGTGACGGCAGTAGATGAAATCCCATCCTACGCGGTAGCCTTCATAATCCGCGTCCGGGAGCCGCTGGTGTCCGACGTCAATCTTCGTCACCTGTTCCGGCGGCAGGCCCGGCACATCCTGCCAATCAACGAAGTGAGTAGCGGCGGGAAAGCGCGCTTGGCCAGGCCCGATTTCGAGGACTCGCTTGCCTTTGTATTTTGCGGCAAGCCATTCGACGATTTCAGGGACGGGGGACCAATGGTGAGGGTCGGCGTTGGTTAGAGGCATATTATGCCGCTTCTTCCAGCCAAGCCTTTATATCCGGAGCGCGCCGTTCGAGTTGACGCATCCCTTCATCTGTCAGCGCCCATGTCCACGCGCGGCGGTCGTTGATTTCGTCGATGGTCATGGCGAACCAGTCCGTATAATTCGGCTTCACAGCAGGAACGCTAATAAGATCACCTTCGTAATACCGATTATCGATACCTTCGATCGCTTTCAGCCATTGCAGAGTTTTCGTTAGTTTGTCACGAGAGAATTGTCTTGTCGGCTTGTCCATAAGATCGGCTAACCGGCGTGCAGCCGCGCCTTGCCGTTTCACCAAATGGCGTGGGGCTTTTCGAATGCCGAAGATGGTCCCCTCGAATAGCTTCTGGTCAAGCTGACGAACGTTGTCCAATGCGGAGATCGGCCCGACTGTCGAATGGCGGATTTCCATCATCATGCCCGCCATCGTCTTGTTGTTCTCGGCCATGAACTGAATCATCTCGCGCTGGCGCTGGTCAGCCGCACGGTCAGACCGCTCCTGCCGTTGCTCGGCAGCCCGATCAAGACGCTCCAGGTATGCAAGGACGGCGGTATTATCGGATGGCTGAAGAGGATGCAACTTTCCATCCTGATACGCCAAAAACACATCAATAACGTGACATGTCGCCTCGTTGGCGAAATCGGTCTTCAGCAAGGTCAGCACGCGGATGGCTTGGCCGCGATTGAGCCAGTATTCATGGACAGTGCTTCCGTTGGCCGAATGCGCATTCCGGGAATGCAGCGCCCCATACCGTTGCAAGTCCTTGTAATTGTTATCGATTACCGTTCGAATGTTGCGCGGCTGGCTCATTTTTGCCGTCTCAGCGAGGCGAATATCCTGGACCCGCATCTCGTCGTCAAAGGGCTGGAGATCAGTAACAGACAGAGCCGACACAACGGCGTGGCTATCTGCGATTGGCGCGCTTGATGCCTGCTCAGCCTCAAAAAGGGGCTCGCATTGCTCCGGCGTTTCGCAGCCGGCCGCCAGCACATACTTCCCCGGCTTAACGCGCACAATAGCCCCGCTATCTACCAAACGGCAGCAGGCACTGCTGATAGCGCGCAAAGTGCGACCGCTTTCTACTGCAAGCTGAATGTTAGTCCTGGCGCGCTTATGCCTCAGGAGCAGTTCAATCACCCAATGTTCTGCGATCTTTCTCATAATGTCCTCTGGCTGATTTGCGCGCATGGCAAAGCGGACCGGCCCAACCAGCCAGATCAAAGCCGGTCCGCCCACCTGCGCAGATGTTTGAAGGATTCAGTCTTTGGCTGGTTTTAGAAAGAAGCGCAGCTATTCCGCCGCTTCTGCCTTCTCCCGGTAAGGCCACATGTCATCGATCGGAGTCGGAACGAACTTGCCGCTCTCCATGCGGGACTGGACGCGGGGGGCGATGATCTGATTGGGGGCCATGTCCATGTGAATCAGCGCCGGCAGTTCGCGCGTGAAAGCGTGTTCGAACATGCCGTCTGTCTCATGCCGCCAGTTTCCCGTGGTGGGGAAACCCATCATGTCCGCGATGCCCTCAAAGTGAGGACAACTAACCCCCGTTTTCTCGTTCGAAACCGCCAGCCTCCCGAAGTGATTCTCCTGCGTCAACCGCATCGTCGCGTAGCCGTCATTGGCATAGACGAAGATGGAGATGGGAAGCTTGTGATGGGCGATCGTCGCTAACTCTTGCAGGTTCATCATCGCGCCGCCGTCGCCGGTGAGGCAAACGATTTGGCGCTTACAGTCCGTCGCGAAAGCTGCACCGACGGCCGCCGGGATGGCATAGCCCATCGAAGACACGCCGGCTGAATGGATGAGCCGTTGGCCCGGTTTCAGCTTCAGGGACTGGAATGTAGGGATGAAGGAGAAGCCGACGTCGGTTATGACGATGGCATCGTTGGCGAGATACTGACCAAGTTGTTCGATGAAGTGATAGGCGTTGATGCCGCCTTTGCCCTCGCGATATTCCGGGAGCATGACGGGATTGGCCAGCGCGTAGGCGTGGCAGGCGTTGAGCCAACTCTCCCAGTGGATGCGATCAGCCGGAAGCCGCTCCACAGCCCGGTCGAAGAACTCCTTGCAGTCCGCCACGATCGGCAGCGCGCACGGCAGCTTGCTTGCCTCCAGGTCATCGATATCTACCACGATCTTGATGGCATCCGGGGCGAACAGTTCGCGGTTGTGGCCGGTCTGCGGGTAGGAAAGGCGCGTCCCAACGGCGAGGATCAGATCTGCGTTCTGGATGGTCCAATTGCTCGCGCGGTCGCCGAAGATGCCGCCGGAGCCAATGACGCAGGGATGGCCGGGGATAATGTCGCGCGCACCCCAGGACGTCACTACGGGCATGCGGAAGCGATCGAGGAAACGGCGGAGATGGTCTTCGGCTCCGGAAAGACGAATGCCGTTGCCGATGATCATGACGGGGCGGGACGCCTTGGGAAGCGCATCGATATGCTCGATCTGCGGAGATGGGAGCCAAGTCCGCCATTCGGCATATTCCAGCGTCTCGGGATCAATTTCCGCCGCTTGTATGTCCAACGGGATTTCAATCCAAACCGGACCGCGGCGCTCTTGCATGGCTGCATCGTAAGCGGCTTGCAAATAATGGCGGATCAACCCCGGATCATTGACCGTGATTGCGAGTTTCGTAACCGGCCCAACGATATCGACCATCGGAAGTTCGTTCATACCCTGCGCACGAACATGTCCGTCGGGCAGCGTCATCATCGTCGAGCTTGTCGCCTGTCCCGCGATGACCAGCAGCGGAATGGAATCAACCCACGCCCCGGCCAATCCCGTCAGAGTATTCGTTCCGCCAGGTCCTGCCGTTACGCAGACAACGCCGATTCCATTCGTCACTCTTGCATCGGCTTCAGCCGCCATCGTTGCCGCTTGCTCATGATGCATGGCAATGGCTTTGATGCCGGGATGATGGCAGATGGAGTCGTTGAGATGCATCGCGCCAGCGCCGCAGACGGTGTAGACGCGGGGGGAGAGCTTCGAAACGAATTCCGCAACATAATCACTTAATTTCATTTACAGAAACCCCAAATGAGGCGGAGCTGACGTGGTCGGGAACGTCGCGTTTCCCTTCACGTAGGCATCGAGCCAAGTATTGCTGAGAGTTTGTAAACAATTTTCCCCGCAATCCTTGGTTGCGTCGAATTGATCGCTTGCCAGATACCTCATGACCTCCCAATAGCGGTCACTCTTGATAATATCGCGGAAACGCTCACGAGTCAGATTGCCGCAGTGGAATTTTGAATACTTAGCATTAAATTTCTGACCACAAGTCGAAACAAGACCTGACCCTGAGAACTGAATCAGAAAAGGAGGGCCATAACAGCGCTGATAAGAGCGCTTGCCCTCGTCCTGAATCCGCGACCACTTTACGGCAACGCGGAAATTCCCTTCCGTCAGCGCTTCCGCTTCTTCGAATAGCGGAAACAGCGCGCTATATTTGCGGTAATCGACGTTGAGGTCTTTCGTCGCCGAGTCAGCGCAGTGCTTCAGGATCGCGTATCCTTCGGTCTCGCCGAACATTTCCTTGGCGACGCGCGCAAATGGCACGATCTGATCGCCATCGTCAGGATGCACGACGAATTGAAGGTTGATGTTGACCGGCAGTTTGTCGCGCCGCTTGATCGCCATCGCTGCCTTGATATTCTCGACGACGCGGTCGTAAAGCCCCTGCTTCATGCCCATGATCTGCGCCCAGCGATAGCGATCGCCGCCGCTGAAGTTGAAGCGCAGGTAGGTAAGATGCGGCAGGATCCGTTCGAGAAGCTCCGGCGTCGTCTTCAAGCCATTCGTGCTGATGCCGATCTGAATGCCGAGCTTCGAGCCGTATTCGATAGAGTCCGCATAGAAGGGAACTTCCGTACTCTCGCCATCAGAGATCAAACTGAAGCCTTTAACGCCCACCTCGGCGGCATCTTCAAGGAACTCAAAGGCGTTCTGCTTCGTGATGACAGTATCTTCGCTGGCCTGGAGCTGAGCATAACAGAATCTACAAGAACTTGCGCACTTACGCGTCCACGCGCCGTCGACCGTAATTGGCGCGATCTTCTCGCCTCGCTGCCAAGCCATGACGCGCTCGCGATAGAACCCGATTTTCGTCCCATCCAATTGCAGATCATGCACAGACGCCGGGCTTTCGAGCGCTACCTGTGCGTGGAATTCCGGAAGGAAGGCCGTCATTTCAGTTATCGCGCTGCTGTTTATTAATTCTACGATTCTGCTCGATTATCGCCACCATCTGTTCGCCAGATGCGGCGTTGCGTGCGGCTAACTCTGACGACTTCTCCGCATCTATCACCATACGTTCATACGCCAGCGCAATCCGCTCCAGCGCCTCAGCAATGCGTGAAAGTTCGCTCACAGCTTCGCCCTTTGCTCTGCGCTCATCTGACTGCGCAGCTTGGAATCATCCCCCTTGGCCTCTTTGAAAACCTCGATCCATTTCCCGGGACAGCGAGCGCGCAAATCGCACTCCAAAGCGAGAAGCGCCGGGCCTTGAATAGTGATTGGAATTTCAGAGCCGAAATGGACGATGACGTGGAGAGGATCAATGTTCATCATAGCGGCGACCCCCCTTCGTTTCGGCCATGTTCACGTTTGCCGCCACCCCACCCCATTTGATAGGTGATGAACGACAGCACGGCGCACAGAAGGATAAGTCCGATCGTGAATTTCATACCGCTTTCTTCCATGGTTTGAGCGCGGCAACTCTTTCAGTATATGGCCTATCCAGTATCCAAGCGGATCGCTGACATTTGCGTCTGAACCAACCCGCGAGAACACATGCAGGCGGCGCTAGAAGCAGAAAGAGGAGGAATTCACCCGCGCTCACTTCAATACCTCTTCCAGCTTCCAACTCACGACTCACGACTCCAATTCGCGCACGATCATGACCGCCGCCCATCCTGCAATAGCGGGAAACACGATATAAAATACGATGTCGCCGATTGAGTGCATCATACTGAACGTCATATTGAACCCCATCTTTATCCAAATGGCGGCGGAACTCCTTCGCTCTTACAAACATCTTTCCACTCTTCCGAAGTGGCCGCGAAAGCAAAACAAAGAACTAGCGCTACGTAAACAATAAGCAAGAGGATCAGGCCAGAACCTCTTCCAGCTTGCCCATGATCTCATCCCGTCCGACATGTCTTCGGTGGCCGACAATGCCGATCTTGAGAGCGCCAACGACATTGCCGACAAGGGCGACGGATGCCATGTCGAGGCCGGCAGCGACGAGGGGAGCGGTGACGGCCATGACAGCATCGCCGGCACCGATAGTGTCGATTGCGGTTCCAGGAAGCGCGGGACCTCCGCCGTCCACACTGCCTTCTCGCCAATATGATCCATGTTTGCCATGCGTAATGAGGAACTTATTGCATGTCAGTTTTCGCGACAGGCTGGTCACAACCAATTCAATATGATCGTCCCGCATCCCCGCCGCCAGCCGCGCCTCCGGATCGTCGATACTGATGAAATCCGCCCGTGCCCAGTTCGTCACGGGGTTGAACCCCATATTCCCGGCATTGCTTTGCGCATTGATGGCGAGGAACGCACCTGATGTCTCGATCACACTGCGTGGCGTCGGGCCAAACAAGCCATGCCCGAAGTCCGTGACGATCACAATATCAGCGCAGACCAGCTCGCGCTCCAAGGCCGCCTCGAACGAGGCCCGCAAGACCGGATGCAACTCGATCTGGCGCTTGTCGTAAACTTCGAAGAGCTTGCGGTTGAAGTCCACATCGACGAAACGCGTCTTGCGGATGGGGGAAGCAGGCGAAAGACATTCCGCCATCGCCCAATCGCCATGCTTGGATGCAGCGACGACACCGCCTTCGAATTCCTCCCTGCCTGTTTCGACAGTCGCCAAGATGAATTCCTTGGACGAACGTCCAAGAGCAGAGACGTAGCGATATTCGTCGATGATGGTCTCACCGACGAAGAGAATGCGGAGCTTGTCGGCCTTGGCGAAGGCTTCGCGGATGCGGATAAGCCGAGCCGCATCCGATGCAACTTCCACCGCCTTTATTAGAGCAGTCGAAAAATTCACCCGTATGCCCTCACAATAGATGGAATTGTCGTCGGAGGAGTCAGCGTATAGGCGAACCGCGCTGCTTCTGCCGGTTCCATCCCCTCCAGCAAAGACGGAACCATATCAACCGCCTTCTGCCGGATGCGGCGATAGCGTTCGTCAGCTGGCGAAATCGTCTCAAGCTGGCGCGATTGCCCACGCACGCAATCGTTGATCCAACGCGAGCGGTATTCGATCAGCGGATGGTGAGCGAAGAGCATCACTTTTCGCAAATCAGTTTCCTGAAAATCATCGGGCAAAATGATTTCACGCGCCTGGCGCCGCCTCATCAGATAGGCCGCATCGAACCACGTTGCCCACCAGGCCGGCTCCCGCATCTCCTGTGTCGGCCCGGCTTTACTCTGGTCTGTTCGCACATCGGCGAAGGAGACGCGATCGATCAGCCGCGCGACGTCATCCACCCAATGGTCTACGAACCAGTACGGGAAGTAGGGCGGGAAGAGATAGCCCAGCTTTTCGACAAACGCTCGAGTCGGCGCCATGACGGACGGAAACGAGGCGTTGGCGAGGTGCCCGTAGACGACGCCGATGCCGTCAGGAAAGCGAGCGGCGGCATCAAGGATCTTGGTGTCGTAACCGGGCGTGATGTCGGGGGCATCGTCGGCAGCAATGAGATAGGCGTCGGCATCGGGGCAAAGCTCCGTGACTGCGTTCCATTTCTCAGCGATGGTATCGGGCCGAGGCTTGATCACGAGATAGAGCGGAGGCGTCTCGCGCGTGCCGCCGGGAAGCTCAATCGGATTCTTCTGGATAGCCTCGATCGCCGGATAATCGTCGTCATCGGCCAGCACGTAGAGGCAAGTGTTCGGCTCGGTCCAGTTCTTGACCGATTGCTTGATGGTTTCGACGAGTTGGGCGGCTCGGCCGCGGGTGGCCAGAGTGATCGCGAGCTTACCCATCAGTCCTCCGGCGGCAAATATTGCGGACGCGGGCCATATGTCGCCTGATCGATGTCGACCCGCCCTCGTGGACGCGTGCCGCGATGAGCGCGCATGTCCTTGGTCGTATTGCCGTTGAAATTGGCTTTGCCGCCGGTCAACGCGGAATCACGGTCATTCATCTGCTGAGCCGCCTTGGCGTATTCCTCTGCCCTGGCATCGTCGCACATGATTTTCGGGCGCTCGTCGAGACGCTGGCCGCCACGGATGATCGAGCCTTTCTGGCCGATGGACGTAAATCGTCCCGCGAAGCCCGGACGATCCGCCGGCACGGCGCGCCAGCCGTTCTCCGCCATCATCATATTCTGATCGAGCAGAATCTCCTGATTGCCTGAAACCGACACGGCATTCCATTGATATTCGAAATCGGGATCCATCAAATCGGAAGGGATGGCGAAGATATCGCCGGTATCCTTGCGCTTGCGGGTGAGGATTTCGCCGTCGCGGCCGTAATAGACGCCATCCCGGGGGGCATCTCGCATCGGCTCACGCGTGGAGGCCGAGCGCGGGCCGTTGCGCCCTTGCTTTTTCGGAGCCGGAGCGGCGATGATTTCAGGGGGAAGATCGGGAGCGGGATCAATGGGGAGTTCGGTCATGACTGCTCTTTCGTGATGGCGTTGTAGAGCCAACGAAGCCAGCGATGTTTGAGGACGCGGATTGGTGTCTGACGGCCCGCTTGGACATTCGAAATTGCCGCTGCGGTGACGGCCGCTGGATCGATAGTCACGGCTTCATCGGCAGCTTTCGCCTTGAGCCGATCGCGCTCCTTGAACATCTCGGAAATCTGCTCAAGGCTAGTGCCCCGCGGCACGAACGTCATGCCGTCCGGTGGAGACTGTTCTCCGATCGCCACCGTGTGGATGCGCGACACCTCGTTGCGGCCGGGACCAATGATCTGTCCCTGCATCTTGACATGGCCGGTAAACGATCCGCCGGCCTGTTGGCCCCAGCGCTCCAGATTTCGCAAAGCGCCGCCGATGCGCGCCTCTTCTTCCTCTTCTTTGCTTGCGTAAGGCTCTGCGCCGCTCATTTCACGCCTCGATGTTGTTCTTGTCGTACAAGCCACGCTTCTGCATTTCGAGCTTGCGGCGCGCCATTTCCTGGATTCCGATCGGGTCGCCCTTCTTGAATTTTCCTTTGCCGCTTGGATCGTTGTAGTTCCACACGAGCGTTCCATCGGTTGCCGAGGACTTTTCCCCTTTCGTCAGGTAGACTTGGTTGCTCCGGTTGTCGCTCGCGCCCGACGAATGGCTTCCAGCGCCGCCGTTCACGGGAGCCACCGGAGGCGCTGGAAGGCGCGTTGCCGTGCGTGTTTGTCCATTGCCGCTTCCGTTTCTCGCTTCAGGCGCATCGCGCAAGCCCAATGTCTTCTCGACATGCTCGAAATATTCGGTGCTGTCCGGCTCAAGCCCTTGAGCCACCGCGACATGATGGGCGCTCGTCAGCCGCGCATTCTTCCTGGGATCGATGAGCCAGTCGCGATGCTCGCGCAGCCAACTCGCCGTCGGCGCCGTGAACTTGGAGATGTGCTCTTCGAGAGGATCCCCAGCACGGCGAGCTTGCGGCTGATCTTCCACCCCTGAAGAAGACTTCCGGCTTTCGAGGTCGGACTTTGCTTCATCCAGGCGGACAATCTTGGCCTCCGCACTCGCAATCCGCCGTTGAGCTTTAGCGGCAGCGGCAAAGTCGCCTTTTTCCATACACGCCGCATAGTCGGCTTCGGCTTGCGAGGCTTCGGCGTTGGCAGCAGAGATACCAGCGTCGATCGCGCCTGTCTGACTAACCGAAGTCTCCGCCCGCGCAGCAGCAGCATCTTGACGGGCGCGATCCGCAGCGGCTCTCTCGTCAGCGGCACGGCGGTTGGCCGCTTCTTCAGAATCCTTGCGCCTCTTATTGTCCGCGAGGAGATCGTCATACTGCTTCTTGAGTACAGCACTTGCGTCCTCTTCGCCGACGATGACATCGCCGGATTCGCCTTCGACGCTTACGACAAACTCTTCTTCGTCAGCCATGATGTTTCAATGCCATCTGTTTCGCCCATTCGACCACACATTCGCCTTCGGGCGTGCCGAGTACTTTGCGAACTTCGTCAAGAACGTCCTGGGCCGAGTCATAGCGCTTCTGGCGTGGAGGTTTGCGAAGCCTCTTAAGTTCGCGCTCGAAAGCAGCGCCGACTTCTTCCGGAGTTCCGAACCTTGCCTTCACCACAGCAATGCCGGGTCAGAAACCCGCCCCTTGATCATCGTATCTTCGAATATGCGGCACGGAACGCCGCCGGTCTTGTCGACCGAAAACAGCTCCATGCCATCGGAGGCGCGGTAATAGACCCAATCGCCTTCCTCCAATTTGACGCCGCCAAACTTCGCAATGGCATCGTCCTTGAAAGCCAGCGGGCCGAGCTTTACCACCAAGCCGACTTTGCCTTGGAAGCGGTCTTCTGCAAGCGTCTTGTCGGGCAAGAAGATGCCGCCGGAAGTTCTCTCCGGCCGGATATAGGTCGCGACCATCACTTGATTGTGGAACAATTCGAGGCCGGACAGATCGCCCAACTCATTCAGAATCGCCTGTTTCGGATCGTCGGCGGATGCAAGTTCACGCAGTTTCGCGCGGGCCATCAATTCCTCTCGTTCTTTTCAATTTCTTCGATCAATTCGAGCACTTCGTCCAAGCCTTGCAGCACGCCGATGCGATGGCGGTAATCCTCGTGATTGGAAGCGATGCCGCCAGCGATCTGCTTCACATACTCGCTCTTGCGAATGGCGATGCTGTCGCGCAGCTTGCCGAACGAGGAGTTGGATTCAACTGGATACGGATAGGGAACGGTCATACGGCTTTCTTGTAGTTCTTCTCGGCCCGATGCTCCTTTGCCAGCCGGGCTTTACCGCCGCCACCGCCGCCCGGCAGCTTCGGTCCCATGCCGCCATGTTTGGGATGCTCGACCGGACCACCGGTGGCATAGGTGATCGGCTTACCGCGCCCGATGTCCTTGCCGTCCATCTTGCCATCGGTGTGCTGGACCTGCGTTCCATTGCGCAGGCCCTCGTGCCACGCCGGACCGGACTTGATGCCGCCGCCGCGGGCCCGCATCGGCATCGGGGGTCCGCCGCCTCCCGGCATTGGAGGACGAGGCGGCAAGCCCGGAGGCGGACCGCCCGCGCCCGGAGGCGGCATACCAGGAGGACCAGGAGGCGGACCAGCCGGAGCCGGGACAGGAACAGGCATTGGATGGGCGCCGTCTCCTGACGGGGCTACGTTGATGTTGACGACGGTCCCCTTGCTCTTCACCCGGCCGCCTGACGCCCGATGCGGACGGTCCGCGCGATGATGGGCTTTGCCGCCCTCATGCTTCAGAGCCGCCGGCTTCACCTCCTTGCGGATCAGCGCCTCGTCTTCCTTTTCATCTGAGTGGTGGACGCCGCCGCCGGAGGCATAGCCTTTCACGATGTGGGAGACGCGGGCTTTCTCGTGCTTGTGGGCCCGGTGCTCGTGGTAGGGGTGACTCATTTCTTGCCTCCGCCTTTCGGCTTCGCCGGGGGATTCATCGCCTGATATTCAGCGACGCTTTGCGCGTGCTGCTGCTGATCTTCGGCCAAGCCTTGCTCGTGCTGTTGAGCTTGTTCGGCGAGGCCCATCTCATGTTGCTGGCCTTGCACAGCCAATCCATGCTTGGCGTGTTCGAGCTGCAATCCCTGCTGATGCTGTTCGCGCTGCATCTGCATTTCGGCGCCCTGCTTGACCATGTCGACCTGATGCGAGTGATCCTCGCGGACCATGTCGGCGCGATGGATGACCTCTTCGCGCTGGAGACGGATGCCTTCCACTTCCTTCTCGCTCTCCATTTTCTGCTGTTCGAGGGAACCCTTGCCCTGGACTTCCGCGGCTTTGATCTGCACGGTTTGCTGCTTCGCCTGCGCTTCCACCATCTTCGCCATGCCGGCGAGGTCCTGGCCTTGAGGCTGCGGCGGGGGATCGATGACCATATCGGCGGGATCATCTTTCAATGCACGGCAGATTTTCTCAGCCACTTTCTTCGCCGAGAAATACGGCGCAAGCGGCGTCGTCATGATCTGCGTGTAGGCCACCGCCTTCATGACGCGATGCAGATGGCTTGGCGTGTTCGGATCAGAGCGCGGCACTAACTGGTGATCATCGAGCGCTTGGAGGAACTTCTGTTCATTCCAATAGCCCTTTTCGGCGATCTTGTTGGTGCGCCAGAAATCCTCCGGATTGTCGCGGAACAGTTCGATGAACAGCTCTATCTCTTCGGCTTGGGCCGCATGCATGTCCTTATGGGCGGCAGACATGATCTTGGTCGCCTGCTCGATCTGAGCCAGCATCGTACCGACCGGGATATTCGCCAGGCCTTCGCTCGCAGGGATTTCGGCTGCACCGGCGAGTTTATCGGCTTGAGCCTGAATCTTGTCCATCATGGTCATGAGACCAGGCGTGGGGTCACGATAGGGCAGCGCCATGACCATGTCGCTGATCTTCCCATTGCCGGTCTTGACGGAGACGAATTCACCTATCCCCGGGCGGAAGTTGCTGGTGTTCTGCCGCCCCGCGATCTCGGCAATTAATCCACCAGGGAATGATGCAAACATGCCGGCATCGAGCGCCTCACGCCAACAGCCTGTCATCGCCGCGGAAGCATTGCCGAGAATATTCAGCATTCCCGTTCCGTAGAATCCAGGGCCTGGCACATACGGATATTTGATGTACATCCGTTTGCGTTCGCATTCCTCGTCTTCCTCTTTCCAGTCGCGGCGCAGCGAGAGGATTTCGCGCGAGTCCTTGTCGATCGTGACGAGATAGGGCAGCGGAATGTGCTCATCCTTGAACTTGCCCGGCGCGTATTGCTCCAAGTCCAATTCGCATTGCGTCTCATAGAGATTGTAGGGCTGATCTTCGGGACGGTCGTTATGCGTCGTGGTGCCCTGGATGCCGGCGATCTTCTGGCCGACGACATTTGTTGACGAGGTGGGCTGCGTCAAATCCACCTTGCGATAGGCCTTGAGCAGCTGCATCCGTTTCATGACAGACGGACGCATTTCAATCTGGAGCGTGATACGGCCGCAGGATTTCAGGTCCTTGGTCGTGTCGCTGACGATGAAGTCTTTTGCATCGACCGATTCAGAGACCGGCCGGCGCCGCATCGGGCAACGGTAGACCTTCTTGAAGCCCGACCCTTTGAAATACGTGCCCCACAGCAGCATATGCGAGGTATCGGGGACATATTCAGATGCCGTGACCGTCATATAATAGTTCATATGCCGTTCGAGCGCTTCGGCCAGCTCGTCCTGGGGACCGCTTTCATCGCCGGGCGCCACTTGAATCTTGACGGGGCCTTCCGCCGGCAGCAGCTCGGCACGGCTGTTGGCCCAACCCTTGAGTACGGCTTCCAGCAGCAGCGGATTTGTGACCGACGATATTCCGCCATCACCCGTCGCAGCCGAATTGCCCGCAGTGCCTTTCGGCTCTTCGAGCTTCAGTCCGAGCAAGCCAATGCCGCGAGCGACGATCTGGAGATGGCCCTGGCGCGAGCGGTC